CTGTTCATCGATATGGAACTTCGACTAGCCTAGGCTCTGAGCTTAAAGACTCAGATGTACCATAGTATAAAGTACTAATAAATTTAAAATACAGCGTTACCAAATATTAAAAACACAAGATTACCCCCGGAAGGGAGATATATCTAACTAAGAACAACTATAAGTACATAGTGACACTTCCCCTCCAGAAGAGAGACGACATTGGGACGCAATGCCGTAGCTTATTTGAGATCCCTTGCCAGGGGTGCTGATAACTGTCAGCATACTCACGAACAAAAATAAATAAAACTAATGAGCAAACGCAGGTGTCTAAAACATCTCTAAGACACAAGAGGCTTGGAAGCGCCAAGTCACGCACAACTAATGAGATAAGCAATAACAAGCATCTTGAGGACACTTGACCTGTTCTTTCGGTGTTAAGCAGGCAAACCTGTACATCTCTACCTCTAATTGTCAAAGGGTTGGGACTGAGTCAATGCACAGTCACAATGTTGCAAGCAACACTGCAGGCTCTTTCGTACGCTTTCGCTAGCCTCCTGGGGGTGTATTTTTCTAGAAAACACACAAACTGTTGATCAGATTTTAACCTAGACGATCAACTGCCAGGATGGACTTGAGATTCTCTAAACCTCAAAGTAGGCAAGCCTACTCTTCTTTGCAGACACCAGAGCCTCTTGAAGATTGATAGTTTTATTATCATGGAGGTTGGTGTAGGTGGTGTAGGGTGAGATCTTGTTCTTCTTTTGCAACTCCACTAACCTAGCTAAAGTAGGCTGTCCAAACACATTCCCTGTCATATTGGCCCACCACCTTTTACAACATTCTTCAAACGTTGTTTCAGATAATGGTAACATGACTTGCTCTAAGCCAGCATCCACTCTTTCCTTTAGATCATTGAAATACTCCACACCATGAATGTGAGCCTCGTAAAGAGCACTTTCCACATTTTGCATCATGGCCTCATCTGGAGTTTCGCAGTCTCTTATCCAGTTGCATCTCTCCTCAATACTCAACTTAGCAAGAGGAGCTTTCCACAGCATTGAGCTGTTAGTAACCTTTTGGAATGACCTCTTCAGGAAGGTCACTGTTGTTATGTCCACAAAGGGATCACTCAGGTGAATAGCATTTTTGGCATCATCAGTGTAAGAAACACCATGCTCTGACAAGTAGCAAGCTACTGTTTGCAGATTATAGTATTTCAGGAAGTTTTCATTCACTGCCACCACATTATCATCTCCATAAACCACCAATTTTGTGTAATAATCAAAACTTTTAAGATCTGATTGGGGGCTCAAAGGAGACAAAGATATGTTGTGCATCCAAGCTAAGGCCATGAAGTAGTAGTTTACAAAACTATTAAAGATCACAGTCATGGCAAAGCCAGATGGCATTCCTTGAGAATATCTAAAGAGATACTCACCAACTAAACCATCCCGGTGCACTATGCTACTAACAAGAGCTCTCCTAGCTCTAGCATTGGTCTCTCCATCATTGTACCATGAGTTGGCAACTTCGGCTATAGACATGTAAATCTGGGATGGACCTATGCCATCAAACTTGGCGTAATCGCCAGCAAAGCCTTTCTTACCAACCTTCTGGAAGTCATTCATCAGCTCAGACCATTCCATACTCTCTGGGTTAATGCCAACTTGGCTGAACATATCATAGCGGTTGGACATTACCATGGCAGCAAAGTCACCAAAATATTGCCTAAATAAAATATTGATTTCAGGAGGAAGAATTGTGAAAGTACGAGTACTAACATTATCATAGATTTTGCTCAGCTTCCTCCTTTCATCCTTTGGGCAAGCCATTGTGACAATATTTGGTTTGATACCATTTAAGATATCATGCTCCATCTTTTTGTAACTTTGGATTAATTCGGGGTCTTTCATCTCCCATTTTGGTCTTCCACTAGGGTAAGAACCAACCTCTTCAAACATCCAGGCCTTCCCAGTTGCACCAGCTGGTTTTCTCAAACTATGAGGATACCCACTAGAAGTTTTCATTTCTATAGGTACCCAGAAGTCGCTTTGGTCAATACCATTGATGCCAACCTCCAGATCATTCACTTCCCTTTTCTTGAGAGAGTTCTCTCTTCTTTTAAACACTTGGGAGAGATGCTTTTCCACTTCCAGAACTTCCTCTGGATTAAATGGCACTATTTCACTGCCATATTTCTTGTCTGCTTCTAGCACAGGATCCAGTGTTCCTCTTTTCTCCCCTAATCTCCTGTCCCAGGTAGAAAGGAT